CGCGGATCTGATCGCGGACTTCCAGCAGCACAGTCCTCTGGAGCGTCTGAAGGCACAAAAAAAGACCTCCCCGAAGCGACGCCAGGCCCCAATTCCTGACGCCGCCCCAAGGAGGCATTTATGAAGCTGCATCGGCAGGAAAGAAAGCAGAAAAGAACCTGCCGCGATGCTTAGAGAAGTTTGATGTCGCCGGTATTAGCCCAGCCCTCGTAACCGGTCTTGTCGACCGCTTTGATCAGGTACGGATGTGCCTGGTCATTTTTTTGTGTCACTTTCGCGTCGAAGTTCGGGACGTCGATGCCCTTGCCGTTCTTGTAGGAACTCGCGTAGATTTTTTGTCCTGTGAACCTGACGCGGCTGCCAACTTCCGGAACACGCGGACCGGCAGCGGCAATATACTCGGCCTTTACCCAGCCATAGTACTTGCCAGCTATACGTACGTAGTACCATCCGGGCGCGTACGTTGTATCACACACATCCACGAGATTACCGGCGCCGAGTCTCGGCCAGTTGTACAGCGGATTGAGCGGATTTCCGGCACGGTCGTTCTTGATCTCCGGCGTGGAACGGACATTCACCAGTACGATGGCCTGTCCGACCCATAAAGGCACCGTGGACGGTTTCCGACCGAATACGTCCTCGATCAGCTGCTTGCTCGGAGCGTACGGCGAATAGACGCCGCTATAGCTGACCACGTTGGACTGGCCTGATCTCTCCCACGGTGTGTCACTCAGCTTTGACAGAAAGATGCCGGCCTTTCCGGATCTGATACGTGCGTCGGTCGATTCGTAACCGGCCTGCAGACAGTACCCGGTCCCAGCTCCGTCGCCGCCGATGTCCAGACCGATGTGTCTTCCGGAACCGTTCCAGCTCGTGTACAGGATGGAACCAGCCGGGCCGTCAGCGATGGAATTGTACTTCGAACAGTTATTGATCTGACCCGTACTCCACTGCTGGTCACCGGTACAGACCCATCCAACAAACCCGGAACAGTCCACGCCCCGTCTCCCGACCGAGTTGCGTTTGATTTGCTTCAGCTCATCATTCCCGTACCGCGACCAGTACCCAGGTTCCGCAGCGATAAGGTATTCCATGTTCTGCTCGGTCAGTATGATGTTCTTCGCCCCGTAAAAGTACACGTACTGACCCGATCTGTACGCCGCGATGGCATTGTCTATCACGGTTTTCCACGGTCGTAAGGTTGCCATTTAGACCTCCCTCATTTCTTTCTCCCTTATCCTTCGTAGACCTCAACGTAGATATGAACGAGGTCGGCGAGATTGTTGAACACAGGCGTGCCTGTCGAGCGGATGCAGATGTAGACGATGTTCGCCTGCTCATAGTACTTGCCCTCGATGAGTTCCATATTGTTGTTGTACGGAATCGGATTGTCGGGCGTGTCCCCCTGTCCCGGTCTTTCGACCTCGGCGTAGAGGGCTTCGCTTCCGACCGCACCCGGCTCATAGAGGGTACTTGAGGTATGCCCCTGCCGCACCTTGTAGAGTTTGCCGTTGTGACGGATTCGTTTATCAAGGTCATACCATGTGTCAAGCTCCCATGCAGGGAACAGTTCGATGCCCTCAAGTGCGTCCGTGTCGGAGAGGGAAGCGGATGCCTTGTAAATGAGGTTGCGGATTCTATTGAGCGTTTCCCATGTCAATATCATGATTCACCTCCGAAAAGAAAGTCGAGGGCTTCTTCTGGTGTCGGTTCGATTTCGACAAGTTCGTAGGTCTGCACGATTTCGTCATCGTCCTCTTCCCATGCGAACTCATAGTCATAACCTTCGGGCGGTTCGGGCGGTTCAGCGTATTGGACAGGCTTATAACCTAAACTGCGGTACTGCTGTTCCGTGCCGTTCCACACGTTGAATCCGCCGATTGTAATCATCTTCGGGGCAAGCGTCAGCACCCCTTCGGTTAAAGTTCCGTAAATCATGTTGCCCACTCCTTATGAATATTTTTTCAATTTGACGGATTTAAGAATTGTCGGTTGATTGTTTGAGTTTTGAGACCAAATCCTTGTTGCCGATGCGTACAAAATTGAGGACGCATCGACGCTCCCGACAACTTTTACCCCATCAACCCAAACCTCACCGATGCCGTTGTTAAGAATTAAACGAACAGTATGTTCTGCCCCGGACACCCACGGAGAGATAAGTGTACATAAGTATGGTGTGCCGTTATCCATAATCTTCAACCCAATGCCAGTCGAGGCTCCACCATCGCCCCCATTTACAAGAGTATGAATGCCGTTTGCGCCATTTGATAGACAAAGTCGAAGGTTTTGAGACGTAGCAACAGGCTGAGAGCCGGGAATCCCCGTCATATAAGTGCAGGACGCCACTACCTCCATAATGCCGCTTGTTATTGCCGTATACGCAGAAGGTGGGTTAAGCCTTATCCACGAATTCATAGCCGACTGAATACGCTGTCCTTCTGTTACCATTGACGATGGAGCAGTTCCAGACGACTCTTTAGTCCACCCATTGTTTTCGAGCAGTCCCATCGTGTAGTCCCACTCTAAATCCCAATCAATGTCCGAACCGACCGTCAGCAATCCCCTTCTTCTCATCAAACTCATATCACCACCCCTGTGCAGTTCCGTAGTTGTTGAGGATGTCGATTTCGTAGTGCTTGCTTGCTTCGACCGCAAAGCCGCTCGGCATGGTTACTGTCTGCGGAAGGTTCAAGGTCGGTGCTGTCGAGCCGCTCTCAAAGTCGAAGTGATAGTGCGGAATCTGCCCCTGTGCCGCCGCCGTAAGCGTAATGGTCAGCGAGGTCAATGCCCCTGTGAAATGGTAAATAACGTAGGGGGAAAGTGCCTGTGTTACTGCCCCTGCCGTTGAAATAGTCTGCTCTGTCCACATATCAATATCCACCTCAACATACTGGTAGTTGGAAATGTCATAGGTTCCCGGTGCTTCGATGACATAAGTCCCGGTCGGTGTCACGCCGCCTGTCGGGATCGCCTGCACCGCAGAAACGAAACCACCCGGAAACGCAAGCTGTGCCGATGTGCCGCCCTTCGTCCTGATAGCGTTCGCCACGCTGGTCAGGTCGGCGTCAAGCTGTGTGCTGTCTACGAGTTTATCAACTGCCATTAAAAGTCACCTCCCTGCCACGTAGCGACCGTCTTTCCCTTCCACGCGCCGCTTTCGTATACCATGAACTGGCCTTCCTGCCCTGCCGGTGTGGTCAGCTTCGTCGCCACGGTTCCGGCGAGTTCCTGCACCGCTGCCGTGTCGGCTTTTGCGTTCAGTGCCGTCATGAGGTCGGTTTGGTTCTGGATGTTGCCCTCGATGGAACCCCATTCGGCATTCACTACTGGAGCAGCACCGTTTGCCATTCGGATTCCGCCGCCGACGCGTACTGGTTCGGTCTTGATTTCGGTTTCCACGTTGGTTCCGTTCACGATGATCATGACAGCACCTCCCGTGAAATAGCCGCGCCGATTCTCATTGATTCGATGTCAGAAACACCGACAACACCATCTTTCAGAACCCGAAGCTGGTACTGTGCCGTCGCAGGAAGCGCAAAAGTCGCTGTCTGGTCGAGTTCCACGACGAAAGCGTTCTCATCATCACTCCAGACGATTCCGCCGTCAGAAAGAAGGTACTGGACGCCGCCGAACATGAATTCCAGCTCGTCAGGAGCATAGTCCACCAGCGATTCCCCGTTGACGGTGTACGCCAGAACGATGCTTGCCGTCTGCCCGTGTCTAATCAATACTGCACTCATGCTCCCTCCTTAATATGATGATGCTGACCACGTGGAAAGCGTCTGTGCCACCCACTCGTCACCGTCCCAGACAAGAAACGCGCCCGTCGCCGGACTTGACGGTGCATCAATCAGTCCCAGATCCGCGCCGGACTTGTCACCCGAAAGCGTCACGGAATTGATACTGGGTTTATTGGTCAGGTCGTTGTAATTACTGGTTCCGCCTCCGCCACCAGATCCAAGCGCGTCGTATTTGACGCCCATGACCTTGATGATAGACGGCTTGCCGTTTGTGGCAACCACAGCATCTGAATTGACCTTTCCGCTCCAGTTGACATACTTGTTGTGGTTGACGGTCATAACACTACCGCTGAACAAGAGAGAGATTTCCGACCAACCGACAAATGTCGATGTATCGCTGTCAGCCAAATTTAAGAAGCGGAGAGAATAACTCTGCCCCGAATCAACAGGAATTCGCCGAATCTCGTTGTAGCCACTAAAAGAGGTGTAAATGTCGAGGTACTGGTAGTTTGCGACATCGTCGTCGAGTGCGTACGCCCCTTCGGCAATAGCGGTCCCGGAGCCGGTGTACAGTACCGTTTCATGCCCGACCTCGATCATGTCACGGACTTCTTCGATTGCCGCCTGAACATCCGTGGAAACCAACGCGCCCGTCGGTGTGAACGGGATGTCTTCCGCCTCGATCGTGACATTGGATGACAGCGCCTTTCCGTTGACCGTTCTGGTCGTCGGAACCGCACCGACATCGCCCGCGTTCAGGGTGATGTTCTGGTTCAGCGCCTTATTGTTGACTTCCCTGGTCTCCGGCACGGCACCAAGATCGGAAGGAGCAAGTGTAATATCCGAAGACAACGCCTTGCCATTGACCTTCGTGGTCTTCGGCACGAGGTCGTCAATCTGTCCCTCAACGTCATTGAGCGCTGCCTGGTACTCTGCAAAGGACGCATCCACTTCCGCGACCAGCTGGGCGACGAACGTTTTCTCTTCCGGCGTCGCTTCTCCGCTGATGTCTTCCTGCACCCGGAGCGTGATCTTGAACGTTGTCACCGTGGAACCGGATGCCGTCAGGATCAGTTCCGCGTCCACATCCCCGACCTGAGTCAGAGCGCCGCCCTCAGCAGCCAGCGGAACCGTGACATCATTGTCCGCGGCATTGACCGTGCCGGTGTACGTGAAGATCGTCCCGTCCGGCCTCCGGCAGATGAGCGTCGCCGTCTCCGATCCGGTGATCGTATAGTCGAACGGCTCGCAGATCAGCACGCGCCCGGAGTCGTTCTGCACCGCGTTCACGATCGGAGGTGCGAGATAGGTGCTGCTGGAAACCTTAACTCTCTGATTCAGCATCCTCTTCCTCCTGCTTCTTCAGTACTTCTGCGATGATGTTCCATGCCGCCGAGATCCCGGCAGCCAGAGCAGCGCACAGAACCGGAACCATGAGTGTCCAGAACTTATTCCATCCCATGACCGATCCGTCACGCAGCATCACGACAAATTCTGGGATCAGGACGCCAAAAAACGCCTGAACGAACGTCTTCAGCGCTCGTACCATCCAATCTTTCATTCAGCACCTCCTCCGAGATCCAGCGGCAGTCTCGTGATCTTTTCCTTCAACTCGTCCGCGTAGCCGTTGCCGCCGAGCTTCTTATAGGTTTTGTGCATCTCCAGCCACTCTTTCAGCTCTTCCGGTGAGATTCTGCCGCGCTGGATTGGATTCGCGGCATAGTCCCGGATGTACCTGAGCAACAGGAATTGCAAGGCCACGTTCTTTGCGCTCTTCTTTTCGACGACTTCCCGAACCATCTGGAAAACCACCATCAGAGCGCCGCCGCCCACAAATGCCAGGATAAATTCGTAAATCGTCATGCTATTTTCTCCTTGTTGTCCACGTAGAACGCGTACGATGTCACGCGCAGGTCGTCATTCTTCAGTTGCAGCTGACCGACCAGCATCCCGTTCTCCGCCAGATTCTGGCTGGATAACGGAACGATTACGGTCTGGCCACTGACTGTTCCGGACGCCGTGGTGACGGCACCGCTCGGCAGCACCAGTGTCAGCTTTGCCGTAGATCCTACCGGGATCGTCATGTCCGGCAGCTTCAGACGCAATTCGCGCCCGGTGTCGCCCTGTACCGTGTAAAAAACCACCGGAGATCTGTCAGCTCCAGCGAAGATGTCCTTCATTTGCTCAAGCATCAACAGCCTCCTTATGTCGCGGAATACCGTTTTGTTTCCGTGCCGGTGTCGTCATAGAAAACAAGCCCGGAACGGTTAAGCTGCGCACGCGTGTAGCCGCTGGAATCGACAAGCGAAATGTATCCGCCACCGTTTCCGCCGGAAATGATCACGTAGTTATAATCGGCATTCCCGTCGCCGTCCAGATGCACGAGCGACATCAGATTCGGATTGAGATTCACGCGCCTGTCCGTGGCATAGTTTGTCATGGTGATTGCCTGTGAATTCAACCACGTTTCGTTGTCGCCGTCCTTGCCGATCAGGTTTATCTGACCGTTTATTCCGCCGGCATCGTCCCGGAGCCGCATCCAACCGCCGTTGATCTGTGCCTGACTCATGACCACCTGCCCGGTTGCCATGTCCAAGTAAAACTTGCCGTTGTCACTCGACAGCTTACCGGCCTTGATCAGATCCGCGACAATGGTTCCGTCCATCGTGGCAGCCATCTTGTACGTGGCCCCACCGTCGTTTGTGTAGCCCCAGCCGTTGATATTCCAGCGCCAGAAACGCTGTGCGGTGTCGGGATCGTTGCTGTCCATAATGCGGATTTCGGTGCAGACGCCGTTCTCGTCATAGACAAAGTACACGCACCCACCCGTCGCCATTTCAAGGATTTGACGGGCGTTGTTCGACGCGTCAACCAGAAGTGTCTTTCCCGCCTCCTGGATCTTGCCGTCGACCCGTGCCGACTGTGCGGACAGTGACGGATTCTCGTCGACGCCCAGCGTGATCTGAGTCGCCCACGGCCTGTTCAGCTCGATCTTCATCTTGGTCAGCATGAACAGCCGGTTGATCCCGTGCGGCTCCGAAATGACCCGGATCATGTCCAGGATCTGGAACCGCTCGATGTCTTCCGTGGTCAGGCCGAGATCCAGCGCGGTCGCTTCGATGCACAGATTCGCCCACTGTGTGTCTTCCAGGAACTGCTGGCCTCTTGCTTTGAGTACGTCCGGAGTCGTCACGCCGTCAAAGGTCGCCGTCTTCCAGATGTTCCCATAGATCCCGGCAGCAGTGCCGATCAGATAGTCTTTCCCATCGTTCACCGATTCGATGGTCAGGCGTTTATCAAGCCCCTCGACCTCCGATTCGCCGGTTGTTTCGCCGAGCGGGATCACTACCGTGCAAACGTCCAAACTGTTCAGATTCTTGGTCAGATCCATCAGATTCTGGCCGATCCTGATCACCTGCGAAGACGTCCGCGGGCTGTCCTGCAGATAGTCCAGGTACCGGACGCCGTCCTGGTGCCTGACCCGGAGGAAGCCGCCAAAGTTATCCAGAAGGTCTTCCGAGATCTCCTTCAGCGTGGATTCGTAATTTGTGTACCTGTAGATCGAGTTCCCGCCATCCACCGTCACCGCGCCCAGCTGGAACTGTTTGCCGGCGTCGGCTTCATCGTTGTGCACCTGCAGGTACTTGCCGAGAAGCGTCGCCGTCGTCTCGTTCGTGAACTTAGCCTGGCGCTGCACGGTGTCGTTCAGGTAGGCAAGCTCGCCGTCGCAGTCGATCGTCTTCCGGTTCCAAAAATCCGTGGACTCCTGCACCGGGACGCCTTCAAAGATTAGATCGTCGCCCTGGTAGACCTGCACGGTACTCTGCCGGAGCTGTACCCGGTCGTAGAACGCGTGCCTGGGCGGCATCGTAAACGTAAACGACCCGGCCTTGTTCGCTTCAAGCGTCAGGACCGGATCGATCAGCGCCAGATCCTCCGCCATATCAGCGCACAGGATCTCGCCGTCGCACAATACCTTATAACTCACAGCGCACCTCCCCGGTATCTGATCCGCATCGTCCCGGAGCCGTGCAGCTGCAGCTCGTTGTCACCGTGCAGCAGGAACAGCCCGTAAGCGTTGCTGACGCCTTCAGGAAGTGACCAGGTCTCGCCCGCGTACCCGACCGTCATACCGGCAGCGGAGCATTCAAACTCTAAATAAGCCCTCATGTACGGGACCTCGACCGTGATCGTCTTGTCACCGCTGAGGTTTTCCACGACGATATTGGTCCAGGCTTTTCTCCGCTTGAAGGGCTGCGCATTCACTGTGATCGTGACGCCCGCGGTCATGCCGTGGTCTTCGATCTTGCCGACAGACGCCACGCCTTCCCAGTACCAGTTCGGATCGTCCGGGAACTCGACCCGGATGTTCTTGCCATGAAGATCTTCCAGGATCTGCGACCAGTACAGGGGCCACTCCCAGCGATCAGACCTAAGTTCAAGCCCGATCGTGATTTTCCTGGAATCGTAGTAGATGACATCGCTCAGGAAGTCCGCGCCGTTGATATAGCCATCCCGCATCGGGATCTCGATCTCTTCAAGACGCGGTTCCGGGGATTCGATCTCTTTGTGGATGAAGTTCGCCTTGTAATCCACTTCGGTCTTTCCGTTCAGGTAGATCATCAGACCAGCCTCCCTTCACGCGCTGCAATTCTGCCCAGTTCCCGGTCGAGGCCGGGTGCCAGCTGTCCGACCAGTACGCGGCCATCCAGGAAGACGCCCATGGACTGCAGCGCCGTGATGAACGCATTCATGAGCGTGATCACCTGGTCCATCTTCGTCCCCAGATCCTCGATACCAAGAGACACCGAAGACCGGTTCAGCGGGATCACGGTCGCGCTGGAGGGAAGATCCACCAGCTCCGGGCCGTCTTCGCCGACGAGCGTCGTGCCGGGATGCTGGCCACCTCTTGCCAGTCCTGGGATCTCCGGGATTGCCACCTGATCCATGGTCCAGCTCGCACCGAACATCTTGCCGACGGCTGCGATAATGGCACGCAGCGGAGTCAGAAGAATGTTCACGCCGCGGATCATGGTGTTCAGGAACCCGATTACGCCGTTAAGACCAGCCTTGAAGACGTTTTTGATGCCGTCCCAGAGGCTACTGAACCAGCCGGTGACCTTGTCCCAGATCTTCTTGATGCCGTCCCAGGCACCCTTGAAGATGTTGGTGAAGAACGTGCCGACTGCGCTGAACGTCCGCTTGATGCCTTGCCAGATGTTGCTGAAGAACTTGCCGGCACCGTCCCAGGCTTTTTTGATTCCGTTCCATGCTGCAGTGAATGCCTGGGCAACGACCTTGACCACTTCGCCGATTACCTGCAGGGCAATTTTCAGCCCCTGACTCAGCAGGTTGATCAGCGGCACGATGATGACGTTGATGATTTCGATCAGCGGAGGCAGCAGTGCGAGAAGCAGGTCGAGGATGGGCTGCAGGATCGGAGACAGTGCGTCAAGCAGATTGACGATGACCGGTAACAGTGCCGAAACCAGTTCGATGATGGGAGGCAGCAGCTGCTGTATGAAGTCCATCAGGATCGGGAACAGCGTCTGTGCCAGTTCCATCAGCGGAGGCATCAGGTTCTCGAAGACCATCGTCAGAAGCGGACTCAGATCCTCGAACGCAGAGATGATGAACGGCATGAATTCCAGAACGAGATCCAGAAATTCCTGCACTACCGGCATCAGACTGCCACCGAGTTTTGTGACGATGGAACCGAAGGATTTTTGCACGTCCTCCATGGTATCGCCCATCATGACGCCGGCTTCTACCATGTCCTCACTCATGACAAGGCCGAGTTCGTGGCTCCGATCCAGCAGACCATTGAATGATTCCTGGGATTCTTCGAGCAGAGGACTCATCTGGTACGCCACCGAGTCACCGAACAGCTCCGCAGCCTTCGCGGCCCGGTCTTCCGCCGTTTCCAGACCCATGATCTCATTCATGGCATCCTGCAGGTTCATGTCGGTGCCTTCGAGTTTCTTCGCGGCTTTCTCCAACGTTCCCATTTCAACGCCGGACTGCTCAGCTGCGTACCCCAGCTCCTGGTAATAGTCGGTGCTGATTCCCATTCGGATCGAGCCCTTGTCGATCTCGTCAGCGGTACTCGCTGCGTTGCTTGCCAGATTGACCAGCCCACCGACGGCAGCGGCAGACGCACCGACAACTGCGGTTCCGACACCGGCGGCCTTCTTGGCAACATCCTTGAATGTCGTGCCGGTCTTTTCAGCCTTTTCGTCAGTTTTGGCGAGCGAATCGTTGGCCTTGTCTGTATCAATAAAGACGCTGCCTACGAGCTTAAACAGATCCAAAGTGCGCCTCGCTTTCCTCCAGATACCGTTCTATGGCCGCAAGTCGTTTCGGGCTGTAAAACGGTTGTGATTTGTACCAGGCACGCATATTCTTGCTCCCCTTGCTGGAGTTGCAGTAGATGCAGGCCGGTACTATATTGCTCTTCGTGTACGCGCCACCCTTCGAAACAGGAACAACGTGGTCGCGTGACAGTTTGTCTTCCCCTCCGCAATATGCGCACCGGTTGCCGAACGCTTCCAGTGCGCTTTGCCATTGTTCGTCAGTAAAGTCGGCCAATAAAGAAGCGGCAGTTTGTCGCCGCCGCTGTTGTCCTATCTTCACCCTTTTTATCCTTGCCTCGCGGTGTCTCCGGTAATACTCCCGGTCGAACGCTCGTACCTTGTCCCGGTTTCGTTCCCGGTACACACCGTTCTGTCTCTTCTTGCATTCCTTACAAATGTGCTGGAGCCCGTTCTTTTTCCTGTAGAATTCCGTTTCCGGGAGCTTCCTCTTACAAGCCGGGCAAACCTTCATTCTCCGCGAATTTCCCTCCGAACCTCTTCGACTTCCTTCAGGATCTCCGACGCCGGCCTCGTGTCGATGCTGGTACTCATCCGCTGCCCCGCGTAGGACTCGAAATCGGTGAATTTCAGCATCTTCAGCGCCATGAACGGCAACTGTGCCAGCCATTCTTCCCGGAGCTTGTGACGCTCGTTTTCCTCTTTGGTCTTCTTGACGAGCTCGCGCATCGTGACCACATCAAGGTCCTCGATCGCACCGACGCTCCAACCGTACCGGACCGCTAACAGATCTATTAGCCCAGCTTCTTTGTCAGGTCCCCCAGCGAGGTAAAAAAAGCCTTCCAGCGCTCCTTGTCGACCGTGCCGATCCATTCCTCAACGACCTCGATCAGGTCCATCAGGTCCATGGCCGCGAGTGCGGTCGGTGTGGATTCCAGAGGTCCAGCCAGGAACGCGAAAAACGCCTTCTCCGCCTCTTCATCGCCGCAGTTGGATAGAACACCGAAGATCAGTTTCGCGCCCAGCTGCTGCTGTAATTTGTCCTTGTCGTCCTCTTTCTGTTTCTGTTCGTTCAGGTACACCGCGAAGTTGACCAGCTCGTCTTTGACTCCGATCTTCTGCAGTACCTTGAGCGCCATGAATACATCGTGACCGTTTAATTGCCTCATTCAATCGCCTCCTGAAAAAAGAAGGGCAGGTGTTGTCCTGCCCCTTTGAAAAATTACGTCGTCGCCACGTTGATGGCCGCAAACGCGTCCGCCATGTGGGTCAGGAACGTCAACGCATTGAGCGTCAGAGTAGCTTCCGAGCCGTCGATGACCACGCGGTCCTTAACGGTACCACGGTCACCGTCCGCATTGATGTTCCGGAACTCGCGCTCAACGGTGAACTGCGAGCCGCCACGGGTCAGCGCTACATCCACGCCGCCAATGGAGACCACGCCAGCGCCGAGCAGGATCGTACCTGCAGCCGTGTCGGAATTGCCACCAGCGTATGCGATTGTCCAGGGCTCTTCATAGTCGCCAGCCGTGGAGACCATGTAGTCCGTGTTGCTGTATGCCGCCGTGAATACGAGCTGGGCAACAGTGTCATCCTTTTCCACGAAGGACAGGTCGATGTTCCCCTTGTTGATCGCGTTCTTCAGCGTGATTGTCACCGACTTGCCATTCTTCGTCTTTCCGGTCCAAACAACATCCTTGAAGTCCGCGGTCGTGACGATGCCGGTGCCCTTAATAGTAAGTGCCATTGTTTACTCCTCTCCGAGAATTCCGGCGTCTGTCACGCCGTCCTCATACACCTGGCCTTGTGCTCTCAGTACCAGGTGACAGATTTTTTTGTCAGGATCGTCGATCTGGCCGCCGCTCAGCTCGTAAAACGTCGGAAGGATGTTATCGTCCGGCGCGTTGTAGAACTCGAACAGGCTCCGGACGGCATCCATGATTTCGAACGCTTCGTAGTTGTCCTGCGTCCAGATGTGGATGTCCATCAGGAAGTCTTCGCGGCCCATGTCCGTCGGCGTAATCGACGGGAAATCCACAACGATGTGCGGAAACATATTCTCGTCGTTCGCCACCCGGTAGCTGATCTCGTTGATCCCGTACTGGGTCTTTATGTCGTTTAACCGGTCAATGACCGTTTTTCGTAGATAATTACTCATCGCCATCTGCGTCACCGTCGTAATCGTTCTCGTTCACCAGCGCTTCCAGAGCAGCTGCTTCGTCATTCAGGCTGTCCAGGTATTGCGACTCAATTTTGATGATCTCCGCCACGTTATCCTCGACCGCGTGCGTCAGCAGACCGAGTTTCGGCTGCCGGCTCGTACCGAGTTCCTGGAAATATGCGTAAAAGCCTTCGACCTGCCCGGTCTTCAGCCCGATCTGTACACGCGGCGAAGTCGTTGACTGGCCGGAAATGACCTTGTACTTGGTCGCCTTGCCTGCGTCGCCGGTATGCTTTTCGAAATGCTGGTAGTACGCGTTCCGGAACACCTTCGCAACGTACTTGCCCACGTCTCTGAGCGCGGCCCGGTTCAGCTCGTAGAGATAATACTGTGTCGCGTCCAGGTTGCTTTCGTACGTGACCTCTGTCTTCCCCTCTTTGAACTTGATCTTGGTCTGGCTCTTCGGTGTCGGCATTTATCCCTCAGCTTCCTCCGGGTCCGGTGCGATCGGCTGGTTGATGTCCTCATAGCACACCAGTTCCAGCCGTTCCCCGTCCCGGTACGTTCTCAGAACTCGCAGCAGCCTTGTGTCATTCCTGGCAAACGGTTTGAACTCCACGAACTCTTCGCCCTGGTAGTCCATCCAGTTCTCCAGCCGGAATTTGACTTCCGGTTTGAAACCGACTGCCATCGCCTGGTAAACTTCCGTCATTCCGACCGACAGTTCCTCGGCAAATACCTGGCGCCGTACGATTACGTCCTTCAGGTCACCGTACTGGTCAACGATCTGGGTATTTTTCAGCAAGTTGATCGCCACATACATCACAGGGCCTCCAATCCATAACCGGAGGACTCCCGAAGCTGGCCTTTCATCTCGTCATACGCTGCCTTTAACCGGTCGAAATCAGCTGGCGAACCGAAATATGTCCGCACATACATGATCACGGCCCTGGACGCAAGCGGATCGTCAATCGTGTAGTCGTTTGCCGTCGCAGTGTATTCGAACTGCGGACCGGCGTGCTGCACGTCCGCGATGCCAGCCGCAATCAGATCCAGCAGCTCTGCATCAAATACATCAGTGCTGATCCTCAGCGCTAACTTGCATTTCTCCAGCATTTTTATCCTCTTTCACGTTGTTGTAGGCTTCGAAATAGCCGCGCGTAACGATGCAGCTGCCTACGTGGCCCATCTCAATCGCCGAATCGGCCCAGATGTCGTAACCACACTGCCGAGCACGCCAGCAAAAGCTCACGTCTTCGCCGAAACCCGGCAGCGGATCGAACATTCTGCCTTCAAACTTGGTCGCCACGCTGAGCAGTACGTCCGTTGACATAAGAACACCTGCAAAACCACAGCCACCGACCTTGAACCGGCCATCAGGCACCGACAAAAGCGCCGTGTAGCTGGCACCGTTCTCGGTTTTCTCCAGCCGGTCGAACAGGCACGGTGTATATGGCGGTTTTCTGCGGAAACAGATCGCCGTCAGGAAGTCGATATCGTTCTCGGTGCAGACCGCCAGCATCCGCTGCAGTAGATCCGGACCAAATACCATGTCGGAGTCGAGCCATAACACCCAGTCCGCTTCGGCCTTAATAGCCTGGCGTGCCAAGTTGTTCCTGGCATTGTAGACCAGCGACCCGACTTCGAACCCGATTTGTGTGTTTCCGGCCCTACGCAGCAGTGCAAGCGATTGACAGAACAGCGCCGGCAACGTGTCCATTGACGGCACAGCGATGAATACTTTCATTTTGGCCTCCTGATTAGATTGTGAATTAGTGCTTGATCAGGCAGAACGCGTTCGGGCCGACGACACCGACACCGACGTACTCACGACCAAGGATGCGAACGAGGTCATATTCCATCTTGGAGATCTCGTCGACCTTGATTTCGATTTCTTCGCCGTTCGGGAAGTTAGCCTGAGCACCTACGCCAAGGTCACCGACAATCGCGTAGCAGACACCAGTCGTCGCAGCAGAGAACGTAGACAGGCTGTTGTTGAACACAACCGGAAGGCCTTCGAACGGATCGTAGTTGTAACCATTGTCGGCCTGAGCCTTCTTGAAGTCGCCCCAGGACGCCTTGTTCATGATCACGACAGGATTCGACGCTTCGTCAGAAATCTGCGCCATAGCCTGAGCAACAAGACCCACGGTCACGGTCGTAGCCGTGATGGAGTTCTGCTGCGGATGGTTGTCGGAACCGCCAGTCGTGCAAGCGATGATGGCAGCGACAAGGGTATCAGCAGCCTTCTTCGCAATCTGATAGGTCAGCTCATCATAGATGTAGTCCAGGAACTCAGTCCCCTTCATATCCATGACCTCATCAGAAATGGAGATCCACTTCTTGATGGACTGCGGAATAAGCTGGGTCACGCCAAGGACCAGGGATTCTTCGGTAGTGGCGCTGTTGGAAGACTCGGTGTGCACATACGCACCGTCAGCGGACTTCTCCCAGCCGATCTTCAGGTTGCCCTTCAGGTAAGTTTTGCGAACCAGACGCATGATGCCGTCACGGTTCCACGCGGTGCGGACGCGATCTTCAGCATAGGTCGCTACCGGAACAGTACCGGAAACGTTCTCGGTCAGGAGCGCACGGCACTCGCTGTCGTCACCGGTCTTAATGTAGTTTGCCCAAGCATTGGCATATTCCATGCTCTTGCGGACTTCAGCATTAGTCATAGTTTTATTCTCCTCAAAAGATTTCAGCTCCTTGCCGTGGTCAATCACGTCCTGAAGCTCTTTCTGCCGCTCTTCGGCGGCCTGATAAATTGCATTCTCGCGCTCGTTCAGCTGGCGCTCTTCGTCGTTCAGCTCCTGCGCTTCTGCTGTAAGAGCGTCCAGGGCATCGTCTTCAGCTGTCTCCAGCTCCACGGCCATCGCATCTCTCCGTTCAACGATCTCCGCTTTACGCGCCTGGATATCTTCCAGCTTCATCTCTTCGATGTTCATTTGGTCACTCCCTTCAGAAGTTCTTTGATCCTGTTTCTCTTTTCCTCGCGCTCGAGATCCCTCCGTCTCTTTTCCTGTTCTGCTGAGATCACTCCGTCCCAGTAGCTACGCGCGGAAATATCGGTGTCAGGATTTGCCGGGATGGACACGGCGCTGACGTCATAGACCTTCCGGACGCTGGTGATTGTTCTCGTATGAGTGTCCTCGTCATACTCATCACCTGCGACCGTGAATGCCCAGGACATCTGCGTCACAAGCCCGGCCTTTATGGATTCGTACATCTCCCGGCTGGCCTCGGTCGAACCGAGATCTGCCCGAACATGGAGTCCTCTTTCGTCGCTGGCAAGTTCCAGCGTGCCATTCGACTGACGCGCAAAGACCATGCCGTCGTGGTTGTACAGGAAGATCACGTCGCCCATGTCAGCGCCGGCAAGCGCATCCCTGGAGATCTTTTCCTGGTACTTCACACCTTCGTATTCGAACAGGGTATAGGGGCTGTCATAGGTCGTTGCATAACCTTCGACGATGTAGGTCGGTTCCCCTTCCTCTTCCTGCTCTGCTGCCCGGAACTGCATTTCCGGCAGCTGGATCATTCTGTACTCGCGATCATTCTTGATTGCCATTGTCTTCTCCTTCCGCCGGTACCTCCGGCTCTGTGGTTTCCGTTGGTGCCGGTTCCGGGTCAGGCTGTTTACCTTCGCCGACAAAGTAGTATTCGCCACGGATCGGCAGCTGGTCACCGATCTCAGACGGCAGCGCGGTGTAGTTGATCAGTTCGCGCGCTTCGTTGATTGTGATCATTCCGCGATCAGACAGCTGTGCGATGAAATTGATCTTGTCTCCGGTGCTCATGTACTGTAATCTGTTGGCAGCCACTTCCACGTGCGCTCCGTGTCCGATCTCAAGCTCCGTGAAGAGCATGAAGGTCAACACCTCCTGCATCTGGATGGCGAACGGCTCGATTGCACCGTCAAAAAGAGCATCCAGCTGTGGACCGGATGCCTTGTTCTGTATTACATCTTCATTGACGCCGAAGTAGTTGAATACGTTCGTCTGGATCAGCTTCTGTTCATCGGCGCTGACGGTGTAGGCTTTGCTCTGGATCTGCTGGATGCCGTCGTACGTGTTCGGGAACAGCAGGAAACCGGAGGCGTCCGCGTTCATGTTCCGAGCCGTGAAGTTCTTCTGTTCCTGAGCGAGGTCTTCCGGGTCTTTGAAGTTCGTGGCCCGTGCCAGGAAGCGGAATGTGCTCGCGCTCTTTACGCCTTCCTTGATGCCCTGGCGCTCGATCCCGATGAGATCCAACAGCTCGTCCAGCGCACCCTGCTTCTCGCCGAAGAAATCGTCACGGTACTGGAACCGGGTCATGATTCCGCAGCGTTCCATTTCCACGGCGGCCTTCTGACCGTTCACGAACTCGTATTCCAGATAGCGCCGGCCACGTTTGTCTTCCAGGATCTTGCACTTCTCCGGCAAGCACAGCCACAGTCCCGTGATAGTGTTTTCCACGTCGAGGATCGGCACGATGAACAACGTATTCTGCATATCCAGGATCGTCGCCGCACGGTACATGAACTGCGACCAGGTCTGGAACGGGTTCGGACGCTTTTTCAGAATCGTCTGCACCTTCGGCTGTGCCGCGCCATGGATTTTCACCTGCAGCTTCGAGATGTGCCGCGCCTTTGCGTCGATGGCTGCACGCACCAGCTCCGATTCGTAGATCTCTCCACGCCACTTCCGGAAGACAGGTTCGTACGCCGTCAGCGTCCGGAAGTAGTGATCGGCCACAAGTTTCTGCGGCCTGAAAATCTTGTCAAAAAGTCCCATGTTTTACCTCTTCGAGTTCTTCAGCTGGCCGCCGACCTCGTTCCACCACTTCTGCCGGACAGTCATCGCATCCAGGAAGGCAGCCATTCCGTCAATCCGCTGCGTGGCGGAGATCTTGACCAGCTTCTTCCGGTTGGTCTCGTTGTTCAGCTTCAGCGCTGAGTTAAGGAAATGTATCTTCAGCAGGTCGTTGTCGCCACAATCAAACGCGCCGTCTCGGATCATGCCATCGACCTCATTGATAACAGGTGTTAAGTTCTCGCCCTGGTTGACGTCGTCCACGTTGTAGCCGTACGACTTCAGGTCTTGTATCAGGTAGCTCGCTGAGTAGCGGTCATAGCCGAGCTTCAGCGGATAGATCTTGTACTTCTCAATCAGATCCGTGAACCAGTGATAGACATCCTTGTAGTCCACGAAGTTGTCACCGGACGGAGACAGGAGACCACGCGCAACAAATGCCTTGTACGGCACATTGTCACGGGCAGCTGCTTCCTCGATCTTCTCTGCCGGCATCCAGAAGTGCGCGAACACGTACTGTTTGTCGTTCTTCTCTATGATGCACACAGCTGAGGTCAGGTCCGTCGTCTGGCTGAGGTCGACTCCAGCGACTGCGTAGCATCGTGTGAAGTCGTCGAACTTGAGCGGCGTGCCGGAGAAGTTCTTTGCCACGTCGGTCGTGTTCAGCCATGCCTGGGAACTGTTCTGCTTAATGCAGCAGTACTTGCACAAAAACTCGGCCTTCTTCGACAAGCTCTGTTCCGCGACCGACATCTCGTTCAGGATGTAGTCAACCGGCACCGACTTGCCCAGCTGCGGCATCGCCTTCCGAATCTCGTTGATGTCGTTCCACTTGTCCGCGTCGTCGATCATGTAGATGACCGGCAGAAGACGCTTCTCGGAACTGTCGCCCAACAAAAAACGAGTCGACCGTTTGATCAGCTCGTCATAGATTCCGTCATTTTCATAGCCCGACGTGGTCATGGACAGCAGAAGTGCGTCGCCAGCTCTCGCGCCCATGCCCGATTTCATGACCTCGTACATTTTCAGCCCACGGTCACCGGGCCAGGCAGCGATCTCGTCACAGATACACAGGCTCGGATTGAATCCGTCTGCGGTCTTTGCCTGGAACGCGACCTTCTTCATCGTGGAATTGGTTCCCACGATTGACAGGTCTGATCTCCGCTTCTTCGGCAGCATCGAATTGTCGTGTATCTTCACGCCACGGGCATCACGCTCATCACAGTACTCGAACAGCTCCTTGTACTCAGGATCGAGCAGCACCATTTGCCACGTTGTGTCGTACACAATCGCGGCCTGATCGAGCTTCGGTGCCACGCAATACACTTCCGAGCCGTAGCCACCGTTCCGGAACTCGTAATCTGCGATTGCCGACGCCAGCAGCGACTTGCCATCCTTCCGACCAACGACCAGCAGCGCTTCCCAAAACTGCCGCTTGCCGTTTTCGTCAACGATCCCGTACAATGCCGAGACAAATGCCTTCTGCCAGATCTCCAGCTGAAGGTTCCCAGGCGCGAGCGGTCCCTTGACGTGGAAACAGTGCATCTCCATCCACGAAATGGCATCGTTCGCACGTTTCGCGTCAAAGAAAAAGAGACCCGATTCGAGTCCCTTTATCAGATATTCATAAATTAGTCGTGTCCAGCGCCCAACCAGCTCCTGTCCCTGGGTAATTCGCTGGTAATAGGTGTAGATCCAATTCGTTCCATCCACCTCCAGCTATTTCCCTTCTGGTTTTGTTCGCTCCGCCGATTTAGAATCCGGTCCGTTAAAAG